GACAGCGGATGATATCCGTAAATCTTTAGGAAGTGTTGCAGAAGAGACACAGGCTATACGGTTTGATAAACCTGTATGGATTGTCAAAGACAATGACTCAATCAAAGACTTCTGTGATACGTGGCAGCTTGATCCTGATGAACTAGGCTTGCTGTATGACGTAAAGGAATCCCGTGTTGTGTTTCCAGTGATGCACGGTGGTGTCATGGTAGATGCTACTGGTAGAACTTTGTCACACCGACTTCCTAAATGGAAACGTTATGGTAAAAGCCCCTTGCCATATACGTATGGTCGTGGTAGAACTGCAGTTGTTGTTGAGGACTGTGTGAGTGCGGCGGTTATTGGAGGAGATGTGTATGTCGGGGTTGCGGTGTTGGGCACATCATTATCGGATGACCACAAACGCTACCTTGCACAGTTCTCAACAGCGATAGTAGCACTAGACCCTGACGCACTACCCAAGACCCTGCAGTTTACTAAAGAACTACGTGGCTACGTTAGTAACGTGAAAGCCATTCGACTTACCAACGACCTCAAGTATCGTAATCAACCCGACTTAGATCAACTATCAACCCTTGGAGATACGCATGGAACTATCACTCATTCGTAGTCTTATGGACAAAGACTTCTATGACGAACATCGTGGGGCTAAGTGTCCTGATCGTTTGTTTAGCAAGGATGTCCGTAAGATTAAGCAGTCCATTGATGCTGCAATGGATCGTTACAATCGCACTGTAACACCTGACGAGATTGAAGCCCTGTTCATGGCTAACAATCCCACTATGACTACTGCACAGAAGCAGGCATACAGTTCCCTGTTCAATCAGGTTAAGCGTGAGTCACCTATGGGTGGTGACATTGCACAGGAAGTTCTGTCCAAGCTGTTTCAACAGGTAGTGGGCGAGGATATTGCCAACCTTGGCTTTGACTACGTGAATGGTTCAAAGTCTAGCCTTGATCCTCTTCGAACCTTGCTTGAGCAGTACGCAGATGACTTCACTCCCAACCTTCGTGTTGAATGGGAAGACATCAGCCTTGATACTGTCATGGCAATGAATGACCTTGAGGCTCGCTGGCACTTCAACATTCCTACGCTGACACGCAAGGTAGAGGGCGTAAATGCTGGTCACTTGATTGAGATTGGTGCACGACCTAACACTGGCAAGACTAGCTTCCATGCCTCTATTGTGGCTGGCCCTGATGGCTTCGCATGGCAGGGTGCCAAGTGTGTTGTGCTGTGTAATGAGGAAGGCTATCACCGTGTAGCCCAACGCTACATCACAGCAGCTACTGGCATGGACAAGTATGAGATTTCCAAGAACAGAGAAAAGGCACTAGCTATCTACGATAAGATTCGTGACAACATCAAGTTCAAGGATGCCACTGGTCGTAACATGGCGTGGGTTGAGAGTGTGTGTAAAACGTATAAGCCTGACATTCTTGTGTTGGATATGGGTGATAAGTTCTCTACCTCTGCTGGCTTCGCCCGTCCTGATGAAGCACTGAAGGCTAACGCAATTCATGCTAGGCAGATAGCTAAGATGTATGAGTGTGCTGTGTTCTATATGTCGCAGCTTAGTGCTGATGCTGAGGGCAAGGTAGTTCTTAACCAAGCCATGATGGAAGGTAGCCGCACAGGTAAGGCAGCTGAGGCTGACCTGATGCTTATGATTTCTAAGAACCCACCCGTTGAGGGTCAGGATGAAGAGGATACACAGCGTCACCTTAACGTAGTTAAGAACAAGCTTACTGGATGGCACGGTATCGTTCACTCTAACTTGGCCTACAAGATTGCGAGATATGAGGTATGATAACTAGCCCCATAAAAGCTATCAGGGAGAAGTGCCTTGACTGCAACCATACTGCACTTGAGGTTAAGCTCTGTCCCTGCACAGACTGTGCCTTGTGGCCTTTTAGGTTTGGTAAAAATCCATACACTAAGCGCACACTGACTGACGAACAGAAACAGAAGGCAGCTGAGAGGCTGGCTAAAGCAAGAGAGGCTAAGAGAAATGATTAAAGCAACCTACATCGACCACATGGGGTCTGACCTCTCAGTGGTGAACGCAGCACGAGTGTCATTCGGTAAGAAGAGCCAGTTCAATATCACCACCACTGATGAAGTCGATGATAGTGGTATCCACTTCGGACACATGCACTTTGACCTCTACGATAAGGACAAGCGGCTTATCCAATACCTAGCCAAGCACAAGCACATCTCACCATTCGGCCATGCCTTTGCATCCTTCCATGTGAAAGCACCTATCTTTGTAGCTCGACAACTGGTCAAGCATAAGTTCCTACGCTGGAATGAGATTAGTCGTCGTTATGTGGATGATGAACCTGAGTTCTATGTACCTGAGGTGTGGCGTGGCCGTAGTGCTGACAAGAAGCAAGGCAGTGATGGTGTGGTGGAAGACTACAATACAACGGCCCTTCCGCTTTGGCATGACGATGCCTTGGAGTATTATGCTAGGCTTCTGGATTCTGGAGTAGCCCCAGAGCAAGCCCGTATGGTCCTGCCTCAAAGCACCATGACTGAGTGGTACTGGTCAGGTAGCCTTGATGCCTTCGCTGACATGTGTAACCTACGGTGCAAGGACGACACGCAATATGAAACACGGCTCGTAGCCAATCAAATAAGCGAAGAGATGGGCAAGCTGTTTCCTGTATCATGGAAAGCATTGATGTGCACATGAGTTCACGGGCAATGCAGAGCCATTCGGCCTCATAGGCCGTGAGTGTGAACGGAGCCGCCTCGTCCCGTCTGCATAACGGGGTCCAAAAACACTAACTACAGGAGATAAGTATGACTAAAGTAATGATGTGTGACCCGCCGAGCGGGTGGAAATATGGGTTCCCTAAACCCGTGCCAGAGGGCGTTAATGAGATCGTGCCTTGGCTGTTGAGTGAAGGCTACCCTCAGGCTGAGATAGATGCCTGCGGCAAACACTTTTACGTCCGTTACTGGGAGGAAGAAGATGACTGATCTAGTAATCAGATTGTGTGCATGGGAAAGAGTATTCCCTTGTGACGAGGGTAAACCTGAGGGAAGCCTATACCTTGAAGCAGCAGACCGTATTGAGGAGCTGACCAAGGTTCTCGAAGAAGTGGATGCTTGGGTAGATGGTCTAGCCCCTTATGCAGACTTCGAGGCAGAGCCAGCCCCTGTGTTTAAGAAGGTCAAGGCTGTCTTAGGGATGGGGTATAAATGAACGCTGATTTCGCAAACAAGATGTGGGCTGACATATTTGATGAGATGGGCCAGAAGGGTGACGCCTTGCTCGACCTATTCGACAGCGTGTGCATCGTGCGGCTGCGTCAGGTGGTCGAGTGGTCGCTGGAGGAGATGTGGCGCATCAAGGATCGTGCGGAGATTACGGATGTAATGTGGGAAGATTATGCGGAGCTTAGTGCAGATGTTCTTGCCGCTAAACGTCTGTTGGAATACTTTGGAGCATCAACTATAGGAGATAAAGAAGATGACTAACACACCAGACTACTCTTTCTCACTGGAATATCGTGGTAATAAGATGAAGCAGCTTACGCAAGTAAGGCAGAATCCAATGCACAGGATTGGCCCTATGCAGGAACAGGCTCTGTTTCATCGCAAGCATATTCCAATTACACTACCTAAAGAGCCGTGGGATAAAGCGCATGTACACAGTTGAGTTCGAACATGATGCTGCTATCGTAACTACGTTAGATGAAGAGAACTTGTTTAACGAACTTGAGCTTATCATAGCAGATGATAATACTGTTTATCTTAAACAGCATGATGATGAAATGGATGACACACAGATCATTGTCATATCTTACCAGCAGCTGCTAGATATTCTAGCTTCTGTTAATAGCCAAGAGGGTGCGTTCTACACACGCTTAATCAGAGGAGGATACCGCCGTGGCAAAATGGGTGCTGCCTGACACTAGTGAAATGAGTAAAGTGCATAGCCTGATGCAAGAACACAACATCTCCGCAACTAAACTTGCTGAGATTATCAAAGACTACCTTGACGAACAGCAGTTTTACGAGGATATAAACACACTCCACACTGAGTGGGATGACTGGACTGACGGTGATTTATAGGAGAATACAATGCTGACCATCTTGGACGTAGAGAACACAGTTGTAACACGTAATGACAAGCTACACCTTGACCCTATGGAACCGGAGAATACTCTTGTGATGGTCGGCACTCTCTCTGAGGATGGTGCTGATCAGAACATCATAACATTCGATCACTCAGAGTGTTCACCTACTGTAAATGGCAGGCAGAAACTGCAGGACATACTAGACAAGACTACTGCACTTGTGTGTCACAACGTAGCCCATGACATCATGTGGCTGTGGGAGTCTGGTTTTAAGTACACTGGTGATGTGTATGATACTATGCTCATGGAGTATGTCCTACAGCGTGGGCAGAAGGAACCCCTGTCTCTTGAAGCTTGTGCTGAACGCTATGAACTGGACACCAAGAAGCAGGACACGCTTCATGAATACTTCAAGAAGGGATATTCGGTACGTGACATACCTCACGCTGAACTATCCGAGTATCTGTCGGCTGACCTTCATGCGACACGGCAGTTGTTTATCAAGCTTCGTGATCGCTACAGCTACAAGGATGTACCGCTAGTAAACACCATGCTGTTGACTAACAAGCTTGCTATTAGTCTAGCTAAGATTTATCAGCGTGGCTTTGCAGTAGACATGGATGCTCTGGAGAAAGTGCGTAACGAGTTTCAGCAGGAGAAAGAACAGATCGTAGCTGAGATTGAGAATCAGGTACGTCATCTAATGGGTGATCGTCCTATTAATCTTAACTCACCTGAGCAATTGTCTTGGGTTATCTACAGCCGTGCACCTAAGAACAAGAAGCACTGGCCTGAGTTGTTCACTCAATACATGGATGACGCTGACTACAAGAGCACAGTACGTAACAATACTGATGTTCTGTATAAGCAGAAGGCACACCAGTGCAGTACCTGTAGCGGTACAGGTCAGGTAAGGAAGCTTAAGAAAGACGGAACACCATTTGCCCGTACCAACAAGTGCACAGTCTGCAATGCTAGTGGATTCCTATTCACTGACACACCCGCTATTGCTGGCTTGCGGTTCAATGCACCTAAGTCAGATTGGGTAAGCGCAAATGGCTTTGGCACAAGCAAGGATAATCTTGTGTACCTAGAAGGAATAGCAAATGCAAAAGGAATGGATGATGCTGCACAGTTTCTTAAACGTGTACGGCGCTTATCTGCCGTTGATACTTACCTATCATCTTTCGTAGAGGGCATACGTTCTCACGTTAAGTCTGACGGTAAGCTTCACGTAAGATTGCTGCAGCACCGCACAGCTACTGGTCGCCTGTCAGGTGCAGACCCTAACATGCAGAACATGCCCCGTGGCGGTACGTTTCCTGTTAAGCGAGTGTTCGTATCTCGTTGGGAAGGCGGCAAGATACTTGAGGCTGACATGGCTCAGCTTGAGTTTCGTGTAGCAGCTTTCTTGTCACAGGACATGACTGCAATTGATGAGGTGATTAACGGGTTCGATGTGCACAGCTACACTGCCAAGGTTATCACAGATGCTGGTCAACCAACTACACGACAGGCTGCAAAGGAGCACACGTTTGCGCCTCTGTATGGTGCTAGTGGGTTTGGTCGTACTCCTGCAGAAGCTGCATACTACCAGCAGTTCAGCAGCAAATACTCAGGCATAGCTAAGTGGCATGAGCAACTTGCAACTGAGGCACTTAAGTCTGGCAAGATACGCACACCATCTGGTCGTGAGTTTGCCTTCCCTGACGTACAACGTAGGCGTTACGGGGGTGTGACATTTTTCACACAGATTAAAAACTATCCTGTGCAATCCTTCGCAACTGCTGACATTGTGCCTATAGCACTTATGTATATAGACAAGTTGCTTGAGGCTAACAGGTTACAAAGCTGTATCGTCAACACAGTACATGACAGTATTGTTATTGACGTACATCCAGACGAGGAGTATAAGGTATTACAGGTGATACAAACCGCCAACACAAACATGATCAAG